CTTGACACCAATGAATTCAAAGAATTATCATCAATGGCAATGTGTGATCGAAGGATCCACTAAATTAATCTAATCGAAGGATCTAGATTAAAACATTGTAACGACTGATGATAAGAAATTCATTGATCGGCGCTTCTGCATACTTTCCTTAGCAAAGATATCCATAGGATAACTCGTTGAGCGGTTCTATAAGATGCTATAGAAACAAAACAAATTTCTATACGTTGAATAAGACCATTTCACGGGGTTTGCTCCAATTGGCCACCAGAACTATAGCAGAGCTTTAGCTCGCACAAGTCGGACCCAATTGCTGAAAGAAAGTAGAGGCTGCCAAGCCAAGTTTCCGTAAGATCCGCCCTAACCTAGTTAGAAGCGGCCCATTGTGCACTGTCCAATGCACGACGTCCCCACATTGGAACAAATGTAGGGAATTTTGCTGGCCTTTGCCAAGCAAGGACCTTTACTTCCTCCTGAGGACAATCAAAATAATCTCCGTTTCTAAAAAGAACGGAATTCTTCCAATTCTTGTAACAAAGAAATGGTCGATAATTATTTTGAAATAATCGGAGGACCGGGAATTCTGAACCAAAGAACTCCCGAGCTAATCGAACTTCACGATCTGAATATTTTTGACCGCCTATATACTCAATTTGACTAGAGTTATAGATGGTAGAAAGAAAGTCAGGTCGGATAGGACATCCTTCTCCTCTCCACAAGTCCATATCAATCTTAACTTGTTCTTTAAGACCGAACGAGTTAAGACCCATTCCTCCAATCTGTTTTGGAAGGAAAGGTAGACACTTAGGAAAATAGCGTCTAAGATATTTACTGTGTTTCCAGAAGAGTGAATTGATCTTTTTCACAAATCTGGGCATCCGGATCTTTCCAGTGAACTTATTTCGAACACTGGCGAATCCATCGAGAAGAGTACTTTGAATCTTTGGTAGGACCTTAATTCTACCATGAAGTTCGTCTAAATTATCTTCTGAACAACTATTAACACCCAAGATCGAGGTGTCACGGGAGCAATCTTGTTTTCTACGATTCGTAATTAACCCAAAATTAACATATGGGACCTTCTCGTAAGTAAAGAAATCTTTTCCAATAAACTTATGGAAATATTCAACTCTATAAAGAACAGAGTTGATTTGTATCAAATTTCTATG